TTGTCCATTAAAGAATTGTCCTTGACCTTTTATAATTTCTTTCATCAATTCACCAGATTTATTTAGATCAGCTTGTTCTAACATTGATCTACGTTTTAATTCTAGTTCATCAATTTTAGTTCCGTATTTTAACTCAAGATCTTTAATTTTCAACTCAAAATCTAATAATTCTTTTCTCATCTGAGATTCGATACGTTTCATCTCTACGTTGTTCTTCATAGTAGCTCTTTGGTTTTCACCTTGTACTTGAGCTAATGTAACTTTCTCAAACTCAGTTGGTGGTTTAGGAGGAAGTGGTGGCATTTGTGCTGCACCTACATCTGGATCCATAAAGAATGGTTCAATACTATTTAGACCTGCATTCTCTACTAGTTTCTTTAATGAATTATAAATGTTTCTTAAATTAACCATAGGGCCATAAACATTTTGTTGTAAGTTTATTGCCTGCATCTGTCTTTCTAAAATAGCATTAACAAGGATTAGTTGTTGTTCTTTTGATCCAGTACCTAATCCTACTCTAACAGTAACATTTACTCTATCCTTCCATTCGTATGGTCGCATAGGTATATATTTACCTCTAATTCTAACAATCTTTTCTTTTTGTTGATATTTACAAATAAGTTCAAATAATTTTAGACCTAAGTCTCTTACACCTGTTTCTGCAAATATTCTAGCAATCAACTCCATTCTCATTTGAGATTGAGTTAATACTTGGTTCATACCAGTTGCTGTTTTATTATTTAATGAATCTGAATTTAAACCTTGTGCAGTTTTAGTTACACCAGTTCTAGATTCTTTGACAGCATCAAGATAACCTAACATACCACTAGCTTGTTCTGTAATTGGTTGAGCCTGTATAGGCATCATTACATTTTGTGGTGGTTGTTTAGTTCTTACAATACCTCCAGGTCTATTGGTAAGTAGATCATCCATAGCTACTTGACCATCTTGTATTGCAACTCTATTGTTATTAGTTAGATACATGTTATCTAACATTTGTCTCATAACAGTAGATTTAATTAATTGTATATCTTCTACTAGTTCTGCAATAGATCTACCATGAAATCTGTGAGGCATGATAACTGGAGTCATAGATATAAAAGGCATTGTATCTACTTCTTCTATATCTAAAATTTTTGTAGCTTCTCCAGCAGTAGTAATTTTAAGTAATTCAGCTACACCATCTTCATCTGCATCCATTCTTAAATATGATTCATGAATTAATACATCTTGTGTAGATTCATCACCATCTGTTTGACCATGAGAAAAGTCTACGTTTTGATGTCTTACAAATTTATCTTCTGTATAATAATCAGTATCACCAGTTGGTAAAGATGCAACTAGATCTGCATCATATCCCATTTCAATTAATTCTGATTTAGTCTTTTGTGTTCTATGACAAACAAAGTTTGCACTATCAATAGACTTACATCTTCTTTCAATTAAAAATTCTTCAGGTGGTACAGGCTCTATTCTAACCTGACCATATAATTTTGTTCTTTGAATAACTACATCATGTAGTTTGATCTTATCAATCTCTTTACCTCTATCATCTGTAATAGGTTCTTCATATTCAGTATGATTGGTAACTTTTACTTCTGCATCTTCTACAAGATCATTGAACTCATCTTCAGTTAATCTTGTATATTCTTCTCTTTCAGTTTTTTTAGAATCATCCCAAAATACTTTTAAGATTCCATTCTTTTGTATCAATGCATCTTTGAATGCAGAATATAATGCTAAGAATCCATTATTTTGTTTATAAAAAATATGATTCAAATAATCTGAACATTGTCTAGCCATTTCTTCATCTTCAGGCCCAACACCTTCACATTCAAATACATTATCACCAGCAGTAAAGATCTTCATTAAAGAAGGCATTAAACTTTCTACTGTGTCCAGGACATCGTTAGAAACAACTTGAGAACGCCCTTCTTGTTCATTACCAAGAGGCATTCCTAAATAATATTCTAATGATTTTTTTCTTCTTGCTACAAGCTCACCACCAATATAACCTGATGCTTGATGTATCTCGCTTGATAATACTCTTAATATTTCGTCTTGTGATTTCATACTACATATTTTGTATCTACATTAATTGGTGCATCCCAGTCTGTTGTGTCTATTGGTTCTGCAACACATCCATACCTAAAGCTGTCAGCTGCATGTGAACACCAGTTGTGTAGAGGTTTGTTTTTAAATACTTGGTTCTTTTCATCCCATTGTTTTCTGTATTGACGTAATGCATCTAATCCTACTTTACATTTTTCTCTATCAAAGTAACAATTAGGTAATGCATTTCTAACAGATTCAATACCATGATCAACTTCTAACTTTGGAGCTATATCAAAATCTATACCTAGTTCATTTGCAACTTCAAGTCTAGATTTTCCAGTTCCAAGTTCTCTTGCCATTATATCATGAGGAGCAATATGACAGGCATAATCATAGTTCTTTTCTTTTAATACATCTGCATAGTGAGCTAAAGATTCACCAGAAGTTTCATAATAATCTACTAGATGTATCTCTTGTCCAACTCTTTGTGCAAACCATATTGCAGTAGAATCTCCAATCCCTAAATCCCACCACGTTTCTATACCTACATTTGTATCTACAGGCACGTAGCCGATTCTTCCATCCTTCTCGGCTTTTGTTATTAATCGACCATAATAACTACCAGACACAGCTGCAGTAAATGAACATTCAAACTCTTGTTCATATTGTTCAGGTGTCATGATTGAACGTGCCTGTTCCAGCTCCTCAACTGGAATTACTTTTGTATCTGATGCTCGATATAATTTTCCATACCAATCATCATGACCTCTCAAAGCAAAATCATATACTTCCCAAAACTGATTATGCCCCATAGGTGTACCAATAAATAAAACCCATCCTAATTTATCAGCTACAGCAGGTCTAACAATTTCTGTCCATACTCTTGGAGCCATGATAGCATACTCATCGAGTACAACTGCATCAAATCCCAACCCCCTGATAGAGTCTGGATTGTCTGCTCCAAATATTTGTATACGTGATCCATTAAATAAATCTATCCTTAGTTCTGATTCATTTCTAGTTCCACCTATTTTTAATAGTGGTTGTGTGTAAAATTTTAAATATTCCCAAGCAATTGATTTACCTTGACGATATGTCGGAGCTATGAATGCACATAAAGCTCTAGGTTTATCTGCTGCTGTTTTAATTAATTCGTTTATAGATAATACTGATTTACCAAATCGTCTATGACAAACTAAAACGCTAAATCTTTTTCTATTTTTATGAACTTCTAATTGATATTCTCTAGGTCTATATGGTACTTCTACTATCTTAACTTTCTTTTTCCCATTGGACTTTGACTTGGACTGGTTCATCTATGCTCATTTTTGTGTTTGATGATGTAAGTCTTGCATGAACATAAGGTGCTGCTTTTTCTGCTGCATACATTTTACGTTCAGGCGAACTTGCAGGATTGTTTAACACAGATAATAAATAATCTAAAGGAGAATGATTATATTTTTCTGCCATCTCCTGCATTGTTTTCCATAGCTTCTTAGATTTCGAACCTACTGGTCTACCAGCACCTTCTCTTTTACCACCATGTTTTATTTCATTCTCATGTGATTTATCTTCAGCAGTACCTTTAGTTTGCATAAATTTAATTTTTTCTTCCATATTTATCAAACCTTCTTGCCATAGGATATTTAAACGATTTTGTTTCACCTATTTTTTTAATAGCTGCACCAGCACCAAAAGCCAAAGTAAGTGGATTAACTGCTACTTTTCCTGCAAACTTTATACCCTTAACAGTACCTTTCTTTAGAAAATCCTTAATCGGAGTTTTCTTCTTAGGTCTTTTTATAAAGTTTCTATCGCCTGCGTATATTTTCATTATTTTTTCTTTTTCTTTTTCATTTTGGATTTAATGATCTTTTCTTGTAACTGTTTTGGTAAAGTTCTTTGTTTTGCTGTAAGCATAGCTTTACCTGTCATTCTAGCTTTCATTAGTATCCTTTCATTTTTTTAACTTTCATACCCTTTTTTTTAGCAGCTTTCTTAGCAGCCATCTTACCTTTTTTTGTGTAAGGGTATTTTTTCTTTCCTACCATTGGCATAGTTTTTATCCTTTCAATAATCCACGCATAGCAGCATCTCTTGTTGTAGGCATAGCCATTTGATTTGGTCTTTTGCCCATCTGTGCCATTTGTGGGGTTGGTTGTTGAAGTAAGCCTTGTTGTCTTGCAACTTCAGGCATCATTCTAGATCTCATTATAAGACCTAATTGCTGACCTTCTTCTGGAGAAAGTCTCATCAATTCATCTGCTAGTTTTTCTAATCTATTTTTTGCCATTAAAAATATTTCTTTCCATTTCCTTTGTAATTTAAAACAGATTCAACTGTTTCTAATACTTTTTTTCTTTCTTTTTTTTTTCCAATAGCAGAACCTACATAAGCTCCACCTAATGTTGATGCCCCATATTTATAAACTTTTTTAGGAGTTTTTTTTGCAAGTTTAAAAGCTAGTTTACCAGCTTTATATGTTCCTTTTATAATTGGTATAATCATTTAACAATTCCACTTTCTTAATGCTTTGTTTATTCTACTATTTGGATCTCTTGCAGTTTTGGCAGAAGTAAGTTTACTTTTCATGCCTTTCATTCTAGCACAGAAACTAGCTCTACGTTTAGCTGCTTTCGATCCTTTTTTTAATTTTGATGGCTTTGTAGTTACTGCCATTTTTAGCTTAGATCCAGGATTAGCACGTCTATATGATGCTATGCCTTTTCTATTCAAACCCCCACTTTTGGATTTGCCTTCTTTTCTTTGCCATGCAGGTGTCTTAGCCATTTTTTCTTTTCCTTCCAGATGCTGTTACTGACCATTTGACTTTTCTTGGGCCAGTTTTTTTACGAGCTTCTGACTTACTTATTCTTCCAGCTACAGATCTTGGTCTACAAGCAGGATAAGGTCTGGTTTTTTTTTCTTTGCCAGATCTTCCACACTTCTTACCTGTCTTGACGTCTCGCCAATCTTCAGCAAACCACTTTCGTAGTCCACCTTTTGCCATTAGTACTTGCCACCACGTTTTTTATACGTTTTAACAAGCCATGCAGAAGCATATGCGGAAGGCCAAACCTTGAACTTTCGTTTGGCTTCAGATTTTACTCTATTGTATAGTGCTTTGTTTTTAGGTGTTGCCATATTATATAAACTTTTTTGCGTATTCTAAAATTTTAGTCTTTTTTCTAAATTTTTTAGATTCTAAATTTTTAGTAAACTTCTTTTGTTTAGCCATTTGTTTAAGCATGTCAATTTTAAAAACGCTATAAGGTAATTTTTTCATCTTCCTTGCCTGTTGTATTTTTTAAAGCTACGTTTTTCCGATTTATTCATCTTTTTTTTGTGTATTCTAATCCTTTTCTTAGGTTTAGGTCTTGGTACAAAGTGAACAAACTTACGTTTAGCCATTAATCGTCATCAAATATATCAAAAGCTATTCCACCACCAATTGCTGCTGTAGTTTTAGGGTATTTTTTGGCTAATAACTTAGCTTTTCTCGTACCTTTGTGAGCTTTTTGTGATGTTCCTGTAATAAATTGGCTAGTTTTTGTAAAACCTTTCTTAGATGCCATATCTGCTGCCATCTTAGAACCAGTTCCTAGCTTCTTTTTGCCTTTGTAAAGCATTCTCAGTATTTTCATTCCTGCTGAGCCTGCTGCGAATGGTAGTGCCATTTTCTTCTCCTTGTTAAAATAAACCCCCTCTATGGCCCATTAAAGGCTACATTGGGAGTAGTTGTATAAAACCCCCCTATTTGCACATTCGACATACATGTCGATGTTGCAGGGGTAAGTTCAAAACCCGTCGATTGCTGTCGCAATCGTCTCTTTTGTCGTTATTGTCAGCTTCGCTGTCTTTTGTTTGTTGATGTCGATTTATTGCTGTTGCCTGTAGCAACAATAAATCGATGTTGTTTATATATATATCAGTAGTCAATTAACTCCTGGCGAAATCAGTTGATTAATTGATTGCTGATATTGAACTATCCTGTTGATATTACTGAATAATTTGATTGCTGTAAATCAATAGGACATACAAATAAGTGCTATATTCACACCAATGTGGACAAGCACAGAAAGGATATAATATGTTAAGTACAATAGTAATGGTCTTATTAGCTATATGGTTATCTATAGCTATTATTACACAAGTAGCTGGTATAGGAGCTGGATACTCTCTTATCAGATCTTTCACGCAAAAACTAGAAAAATAGGAGATGATATGGATTATAATATAGCTAGGATAATAGAGGATGATAGCATACAACTACAGCTACCATTCCCTGAAATGTCTAATATTCACCCATTAGATAAGAAGATGAAAAGAATATATCCAAAGTTCATTGTTACCAGTAAAAATAAACTTTGTCAGAAAGGAGACAATAATGACAAATCAAGTAGATAATAGAACACCTGAACAGAAGAAAGAATATGTTCAGAATAAGATAGCTTATTGGCCTAAGTCAATATACGTTGAGTTTCAACAAATGAGAAGAATTATGTTGAAATTAGCTGAAAAGAATAAGATTGATCTTGAAGATATGGATGATCAACTTCCAGGTGTATAAATAAACTGCTATCGCCTAGTCGCTTTGGGCTAGGCGTAGCTTAATAAAGAAAGGATAATATTATGGGATATACAAACTATTGGCATCAATATGAAGATTTCACTCACAGACAATGGAGATATATCAAAGAAGAAGCTGAGTATATGAAAGAAATTGGCAGTGATGTAATTGATGTAGATATTACACCAGATGAAATTGTCATCAATGGCAAAAAAAACTGTGAGACTTTTGTTTTAAATAGGACAGTTCCAATTGTAAAAAATTATGAAGGTCAAGATTTGACATTTAATTTTTGTAAAACAAGAGAGTTGCCTTACGATATATATGTTTGGCATTTGTTAGTTTTCTGTGCAGGTATGATCAATGACACAGATGTATTTAATATATCGAGGGATAGATGAAATACAAAGATATGATGCGTAAAAATATAGAGTCTTGTCCAATCACGTGTAGTGAGTGTGGCGAAAAAGAGGAGATGAATCCAGGAGATGCACACTATCAATTAATATTTGAAGGTAGAGTGTTATGTTCAGGATGCTTAGATATTGAAAACAAGGAGTTATTTTATGGCAAAGAAGAAACCTAAATGGTGGGATGAACACCAAGAGTTCTTAAAAAAGTTTACAGATTGTGAGACTATAACAGGAGCTGATAATGTATCGAGTAGTAATAAAAAAAAAGTTCAAAGAAAAACCAATAAACCTATCAAGAGCAGTGAAGCTAATGTATAGGCAGCCCTTTACTGGTTCTATCAAGAGTGAGCATATAGCTTGGTGGAAACAGTATTGGATAAGATCTATTAACTTAGAAATCTTGCAACCACAAGTAGGATGGATTACACTCGTGAAGATATATAGAGAGGGTAAACCATCTATAAGAGTAATAACAGTACCAACCAGCTCTGACCAGCGAGAGCTGTTTGTTATGAAACAACTACATGGAGGTAGTAATGCGTAAAAAAAATAAAACAGATCATTCTTATGTCATAGCTAAGAATATTGCTAAGACATTGATACTTCATAGAGTCTGGAAAGGTTATACACAGCAGAACATTGGTGATGCTGTTGGACTTACTTTTCAACAGATACAGAAGTATGAGAAGATGATTAACAGAATATCAGCAGAAACTTTGATTGATATATGTAAGCAAAGAGACTGGGATATTACATTGTTTACAACTAATAATCCTGCAGCAATACTAAGTGAATGGATATTAGAAGTAAATCTAGATGATCCAGAAAGTGTATATCATTTGAGACTGGATCAAATCAAAAAGTCATGGGCTAAGTTAGACAGAGTGGGTAAAACTAATTACTACTTTGTAAACAATCCTATGGCAAAGAAACTAGTCCAAATATCAAACGATCTTGAAGATCAAGGTATTGATCCAAGAGATACAATATTACCAATAGTGAAAGGAGAGTAATGAATGGACTTATTAATTTGGCTCGCTTTTTGGCCTTTAGTGTTGCTGGTATAGCAGTAAGAAAAGGTTGGAATTGGCTCACTTCCGATGTTGATCCAATTCCTGGAACAAAAGAATTTGATGATGAATATCGTCAAGTTAAAGCAAAGTACGTACGTTTAACCAAAAAAAAGGAGGACTATGATGATGCGTCTAAAAAAATTAGGTGACGTTGTTTTATCAACAGCAACGTATCCTATTAGATTCTGTATTGGTGCTTACAAAGCTATCAACAAGCACATACCTGAGTCTATTGAGTTACCAATCGAAATCAAAGTAAAGGAGGATAAAGATGGAAACACAAGAAACCAAGCTGTCTCTACAAGAGAGGGTTAGTAAGAAGATGCCATTAGCAAAGTGGATACATGAGTTATATTATCAGAATGCTGCTTTGTTTATGTCAGATCCAAGATACAAATCATTACCACAGTATCTTCAAACATCTGGTATCTCATCTTCGTTTATTGCTTTGAAAGAAGCACTAGACAAGAACAGAGAATCTAGATCAACAGAAGAAACTGCTGAGAAGATGATTGAAGTATCTAACAAAAAATCTACTAAGAAAAAAGTAGCTTAACATGATATGGCAAATGCCCGGTCACTATCGACTGGGCATTGTGCCTAACAGAAAGGTAATTATGGATAATATGAAACTACATGAAGCTCAAGATGAACACAACAGAAAAGTTGTTGATGTTATACAAAGCATTGGTTCTCACATGAGACAGACTGATGAGACTATTGAGAAACATAGAAAGATTATGCTTTTTATGCTTGGTATACATTTTGTTACAATACTTATAGTCCTTTTTGAGGTTGTAAGATGAAACAAAAAGAACAAGTTGAGCTGTTAGATAAAGCTACTGACAAAGCTATTAAACAAGTTGAGAAAGAACGTAAAGGTAAAAGACGTAACTTTATCAATGAGTGGTTTAGATATGTTGAGCTTGTATCTAACTTTATTAAAAAACAATTAAACTAGGAGTGTTATGTGGATAGATAAGTTAGATATATATAAGTTTGTCAAACTACATGGTAAAACTAAAGATACATTATATTTAAAAAATCATTTGTCTAATGATGAAATGATGGATAGTAAAAAATTAACAAGTTTATTATCTGAATTACAAGATGCTTGGGATTGTCATCATAATGATGTTCAAATTCAAATAAGATTTGTACCACATGGAACAAAAAGAGGTGAACAATGAGTGATGGTTTATTCGATTTAAGACATGCTATACAAACTTTTCTTGAGGATAAACTTCAAGGTGAAGTGCATGGAGCAGGTATAACAATAGATGGCCCAGTATTCAGACAAGCTGATATTGAGGTTAGCATTGGAGATGATAAATATCAAATAACAATAGAGGAGCTATAATGTATAATGTAATACTTTGGAAAGACAATGGTAATGAAGATATACATGTCTTTGAAAAGAAACCAACATTTGATCAATTGTATGGTTTGATTGGTAATGGATGTTCTTTGATACAGATATTATCTGGATATAATCCTGATATATCCAACAGAACATTTGAAATGTATTGTGATGAAGAAAGTAAATTCAATGCAGAATGCTATCCAAACAAACGTGCAACAAATGCTTGGTATGAATGGCAAAAACGTACCAAAAGACAATGTTTGCCAGGTGATTATATTTCTGGTAATGTCTGCATAGTTAAAAAAGTAAATGTAAAACTAAAGGATGCAGCATGAAGGGTAAACCAGAAGAAACTAAAATAAAAAATCCAGAGCCTCGTAGTTTAAGCGAGGTTCTGAAAGATTCTCATGATCTTGTTGATGATCTAAGATCTAAACTAAAAGAAAAATGTAAACAAATATTGGATCTTCGTAAACAGCTAGATTATGCACAAGAACAAACTCAATTAGCTGAGTTAAAATATGATAAGCTAAAAGATGCTATTGGAGATGAGTTCAATAGTAGACTTAACAAATCAAAACAGGAAGGTATGTAATGAAAACACCAACATTTGATGAGTTTCTGGGTAATAAAAAAGTATCTCATCCAGAGTTAAAAGGTCAATATCAATATTTATGGAGCAGATACCAAGATAAAATAAAATCTTGTTTTAGTAGTAAATCTTGTTCTGTATTTGATGCAACAACTGAAACTGATCCAAGTAAGGTTCGTTGGACAAATAATTTCATTTGTCCATTTACAAAAAAAGCAATGAAGTTAGTTCAACCAATAATCGGAGATAATTATTGGTCACCAGTGGAGGAAGATTAATGACAGTACAAGATGAAGCTGTTCAAGAAGTTCAGTCAAGAAACAAAGCAAAAGCTCATGAGATTGAAAAAGTACAAAATGAAATGAATGATGCTATGGAAGCGTTGACTATTTTAGATGGTGCTATAAAATCTACATATTTAAAAGATAAACATTCAATGATATTACAGGATTGGTGTAAAGAATACCAAGAAGATATTAATAGATGTAAAATGTTTATACAGGAGGCTAAATGAGTAGAGAAGATCAATTGAGAGCTTTGGTTGCTACTAAGCAATTAGAGATTGATAAACTAAAAAGAGTAATAAAGGAGTTTGAAAATGATAACGCCAGACAGCGAAGTACTTCGGATAGAAAAAAGAATACGAGGACTAAACAGAGTGACGTCAGCGATAAATGATTTGTCTATCTATGGTATATTTTATGGTAACTATCCACAGTTAGTTAGTGTACTAGAACATGCTAAAGATCATGTTAAAGAAGAACTAAAGTTATCTAAAGAAAGATTAGAAACTTTGTATTATCCTAAAGAAGATCAAGGTGCTGAAGCAGTAATACAAGAGTATATTAAAAAAGGTATTTAAATATTCCAGACGTGGGATAGGTAAGTTAGTGACCTGTATGCGATTAGATACTAGTCCTCATTGCAGCTAAACAACTACATTTGCCCACCAGGGAGACTTGGTGGGTTTCTAAATAGTACTTGACTAAGATTGTATCGTTAAGGAGGTCGTCAGGCTAAGTTTTGTTCCAGGATACAATATGAGAAAATAAGCTATTTGGATAACTGTATAGCTTCTACAGTATAATATTATGTGTGCTGTCTGAGGTGGGCAGACGTTCATCCCACCATTAAATTTCTGTAATTTTACGAATTACATTTCTAGAATGTAAAGAATATTTAAGTTAACATAATACGCCAAATTGATGGAGTACTCAGTGTTATTAAATAGAGATACCAGACGTGGGATAGGTAAGTTAGTGACCTGTATGCGATTAGATACTAGTCCTCATTGCAGCTAAACAACTACATTTAAAAATTCTATTTGTGGAGGAGAGATCTCTATAAAAAAAAATCCCAAGCAAACTAGATACACCCATCAGGGAGACTTGGTGGGTGGCTAAATAGTACTTGACTAAGACTAATGCATATCCAGAGATGTCAAGCTAAGTTGTTTTCCTGGAGCTAAGTATGAAAAAAAAGCTATTTGGATAACTGTATAGCTTCTACAGTATAAAATTATGTGTGCTGTCTGAGGTGGGCAGACGTTCATCCCACCATTAAATTTCTGTAATTTTAACAATCCAAGATTTAGGTATCATAGTACGATCACCAAAGGTTATTGTACCATCATCTTCTTTATCATAACTTGCAAATAATTTTATTGATTTACGATCTTTAGAGAAGATCCAACCTTCGTTTACTGGTGTAGCCAGTTTCATATTTTTAAATTCTTTTTCTGATGCCCAACCTGAATCACTAACACAGTCTACCCATTCAACACGTACTTTGGTATAAGGTATGTCATTAGAGTCTTTATCTTTAATAGACTTCTTTTTTTTAGTGTAACTTCTTTTTGTCATGAGCTAACCAAATAATAGATTCTATTTCTTCAATTGAAGGGTATTGAGAGATCTTTTCTTCGTTGATGACAAGATCAAGATAGGTATGATATATCATAGCTAAAGCCATAGCATCAGCTGCTCTAACTGTAAGGTGAGGATGTTGTTCTTTTATAAAGTCACCAATAACATCTGGTTTAACAGTATTAATAAATGACTCAGAATAGTTTTTTCTTTTCTTAGGAAATTTGTAAATTTTGCTCATAATAAACGTACCTCTAGCGAGGATAACTATAATATTTATTTGGGTTGCAGTAGGAAATCAATATTTTTCTTAATTTTAGGTACAAGTTTGTTATATACTTTGATCCATAGCATAGAATCATCATAAAAAAAGGCTCCACCCCACATATTCTTATAATGACTATAAAATTCACTACATATTGGTAGTGGATCTATGTCTATTTTTTCCCAAAATTGACGTTCAGACATCATACAATTGTGTAATTGATGATGATGTTTAACACATAATGGTATTGTAAATTGGTCTCCAACTTTCTGACCAATGCCTCTTTTCATAGCATATTGTATATGATGAGCATTACAACCATACTGTTGGCAAATAATACAAGGATTAGATGCTACCCACTTTAGATACTTTTTGTCTTTTATTCTTAGTTCCTTGTCCTCTGATAGTGTTATGCACTTTCGTGTAGCCATAATAAATTGATAATCTTGCTAGTCCTTCATGAGTTCTATTTGATGCTTTACGTTCTGTCAATCCAAGAATTTTTGCTATTTCAATTATTCCATAGTTGAACCAACAGAATAACTTCATACACTCAGCAAGTTGTGGACCAATTTCATCATCGCAGTCTTTAACAGAAAGAGCTGCACCTAATGATGATGTGATAAAATCTGTACTAGATCCGTCAACACGTTCTTTCATGACGTTACCAGTACCTCCACCCATAAGTTCACATGCTAGTCTATATCTAGATCCAGCTTCATATTCTTCAATAGATATGAGCTTACGATGAAACATATACATAAGACGTGATTCTCTTATGTTTAACCAAACTTTTTTCTTATCTCTAATTGTAGAAATAAGTTCTGGCTTTTCAATCTGACGCATAGTTATTTTTATAATCTTCTGTGTATTTATCAACAAAAGATTTGAAGTTGTCGTTTTTATTATAAAACTTACTGAGTCGATAGACTCTATTTTTAGAACATCTATGATGTCGAGCAATAAGGCTTTTACTCCCATACACTTGTGTAGGGTGTAAAAACCAACACAACAAGATTGATAGATTATATATCTTATAATCTAATTCAGTTCTTGGTGTCTTTTTACCTTTTAATACATCTATTGATATGTTAAAGGTCAAAGCTAAATACTTTTGTATATTATAAACCATAAGGAGATGATTATGAAAATTAAGTATCGACATTCTGCCTCCAAAACTAATACGTTTATTGACAGTCCAGCTTTCTGGATTATCAATGAGTTGTATGATTTTGATTCTGGGCCGAATGCAAGAATGGTAATGGGATTAGCAGCTGAGGATGCAGCTAATCATGCGTTACAAAACCAAATCACTGATGAAAATACTATCACAGAATTTGCTCAAAAGAAATACCTTGAGCATTCTCGTGATGAAGTAGATGATTTGTTACCAACTGAACATAGTGATGATGAGTACGATTGGTCTGCTATTATTGCAAATAAGTTTGTAAAAGAACTACCACAGTTTGGTGATGTAGTATCTTGGCAAAATGAACTTCAAGTACCTGGTAAAAAATGGGGTCTTGAGCATGATATTATTTGCAAAACTGACTTTGAGTTCAAAGATGTAATAGTTGATACAAAGGCTACTGCATATATTAAAAGACTAAAGTCAGGTAAGGTTGATGCGAGATGGTATCCAAAACCTGCAGATATAAGACAACAATGTTTATATCGTGAAGTTTTTGGTAAAGAAACTATGTTATTGTACTGTTCACCAACAGATCAGTATTGTGTAGATATGGTAGGTCGTGATGAACTAAAACCTATGATCAATGCTATGAAACATATTGAACACATACTTAAGATAGCTCCAACAAAAGAGGACATTGTCCGAATGTTCCCTTTGACATTGGACAATTTCAGATGGAAAGGATCCAAAGGATCTGTGGATTTCGCTGAAAAAGTATGGTCAGAATGTTTACAATAGTGTATAAATACTTATGCAAAAACTAGGTAAAATAATAAATCAGATAAATAGGAGAAATATGGAAGCAGAAACATTTGAATGTTCGTTCAAAAGAGCATTTGAGAAAGATAATGGTGGCGTTACAGTATACGTTACCAAAGATGATGGTACTGATATGACTGTCTATGGTGAAGCTCTTGGAGCAAGTCGTTGGCAAAAAGGTGCTAGATTGAAAATCGAAGCATTGCCTGTAAGAACTAGTAAGACAGGTAAACAGTATCAAACAGCAAACTCTATTGAGTTATTGGATGGTGAGGTAGCAGTGCCTAATGGTGCTGCAACATCAGTTCCAACAAAAGATCCTAATGCTCAATGGAAAGAAAAATATAGATTAACAATGAGTAATCTTTTGGCTGCAGCTATTCAATCAGGAAACAAAGTAAACTTTGATGAGATTGATGGTTATGTGCGTAAGATCTTACAAGCCAAGATGGATGTAACAGATCTGCCAGATGAAGCTCCATTTTAACCGAACACGTCATCTCCCTTAAGTTAGTTACGTGTATAGGGGTGAAGCTAAGATCCAGGCTTTGCCCCTACTAAATATTATGAAAAATGAAAGACAGTTATTATTTATTCAAACTCGAAATCGAGTTGATGGGTATTGATACATATGGTAGAGATTACTTGGTAAGAGATTTGTATAATAAATATTTGAAGGAGAATCAAAGTGATTACAGAAAAAAGATTGGAAGATTCGTTGAAGTATCTTTCAGAAACAGACGAAGAAAATGCTAAAGCAAATGCTCAAGTTAAATATTTGGATAGGCTTCTTAAGAGAAAGAAAGCTCTCCATATCACTGGTAATACTGCTGATAAAAGCATATCTGCCAAAGAACAAACATACTATGCAAGCGAAACTTATAAGAATGCTGTGGATGAACTATTTGAAGCTGAGGTTACAGCGAGTACGCTTGAGAACAAAAGAGATAAAGAAGGACTTATTATCGACTTATTCAGAACACTAGAAGCTAGTAGACGTAAGAATAACATATGATTTATAAATTTCGTATATGGGTTTACAAACCTGTTACTACTGAAATATTTGTTGATGCTAAGTCAGATGATCATGCTAAAGATATAGTTAATAAATTAGATTCAAGTACATTTAATTGGCAAGACTGTCCTATTACTCCAGATAGAGTAACTTATGAGGTTATTGAATCTGATGAGAAGTCCTGAACAAAGAATGTTTCTTAATGTAATTACTCAAGCTGTACATGATGCAGCATACAAAGGTGTAGATAGATACTATCAATATCATAGAGATCAAGCTGTGTCCTGGCTAACTGGTAATTCTAGAGACTTCAGAATTATATGTAGACTAGCAGATTTAGATCCAGATTATACTCATGTTAAAATGATCAAAGCTATGAAACATGATATAAAACAATTGAGAAGAAACTATTACAAAAAACAAAAACCAGATCGAGAGTATCGACCTGGTCGTTATAGATTAAAATTTTAATGACTCACAAGGATATATTTAAAGATATGACTTATAATACACTTAATAAACAAGTTGATGGTAATCACTATAAAGATATGAAGGTTGAGCCTGCATACTTTATTAATGAAAACAATCTACCTTATGCTGAAGGTAATGCTATAAAATATATTTGTAGACATAAAAAAAAAGGCAAACGTAAAGATATTGAGAAAGCTATTCATTATCTTGAGATGATAATAGAAAGAGATTACGATTGATCTAGTATTAATTTTTTAATACTTTTTTCTCCCATATATATTTCTACTTCTGCTTTAGAGATTATACATCTATATTCTACGTTATCTCCAACATTTCTATTTGCTATACGTTTACCACGTAAGCATTCAGACATAGAAGGTTGTATTCTATGTTCTTTTATTTCATGATCTACAATCATTAATAATGCAATTACAGTCTCTAACATTAATTGTTTCCGTTTAATTTTTTTTGTAACATATCAACTTGTTCTTTAAGATGATCTATGTTTACTTTGTTATATCTACTATTTTCTATTTCTTTTTCTATAGATTCAATTTGACTAGCCAAGTGTTCAATGAGCATATACATTTCTAAGTTCTTGGGTTCTTGTTCTGCTTTTTTGAGTAGGTCAGCTTGAAATAAAGTATCAGCTGTTTCTAGTCTATTAATTCTTTCAACGATGCCAAAGTATGCCCATACGCCTAATGCAACTCCTGCAATTATTGCTATAAGATTTCTTATTGGTAGTGCTACGTTAGTGTTTTCGTTTATTTTCATGAAATATAGGTAATGATTTGCCTGACATATAAAAACATTTTAAACAATATTTTACTCTATCAAACATAACATATCTGTTTGTTATTTTATTTTTACACATGCTGCATTTAGAGTGTTTAGGTTTACCTATGTAAGCTGTCATTTTTTTCTCATAATATCAGCACCTTTAAGACCATATATTGCAGACACTACTCCAATGAATATTGCCTGATACCAATATGGTAAGTTCTTAAAGTATTCAAAAAACAAATCTAGTTTATTACGAATGTCAGGATCGTCAGAAAAGACAGACCAACCCAATAAAAGAATAGGCAAAGATACGAGAATAAGGACAAATTCGTCTTTCCAACCATTATCATTGCTCTCAATAATTTTCGCTTTATATTCAAGTTCGCCTTTCGCCATACGTTCAGCATGTACTCGCTGAGCATCTGACATCAACTGTTTAGTTTTTTGTTTGTTCTGATATATATGAGATGCTGTTTTTACACCCAAAGATAGTAAATTCAACCACATATTATTTTAAACCTTTCTATAAAGCTGTAGCTTTTGTTGGCAAACCTTCCCATGCACGATACATGCCTTCTACAAGAAGTTCATCGTCATAGGGCTGCTGACCATTTTCCATTTGTATAATAGATTTTACAAGTGGTAGATAATGTTCCATACTATTATCTAGTCGATCCATAGGTTTGATGTTCATTCTTTTGCAAACAAAATCTATGTAAGCTGATGTATCATTCTCTGATGGAGGGGCCCATCTTGAGATGATTTCTTCAACTGTAGCTTTATGGTGTTTAAATCTGTAAGTAAGCAATATTCTATGTAAAGCACGTATGCCCATAACTGCTTCATCAAATATACAGAATGTTGGATCAGTTTGTTCTGCTGCCAAACCATCCCAATCTGTACCTAATTTTATATTTCCTGGATTTTTATTTCTTATTCCTCTAGGTAATTTTTCCAATCCATCTGCCATTTTTATTTAACCTCATTGGTATTAGTTTTGGCAAACCATCTATTATCATACCTGTTCCAATTATTGGTCTAGCTCTTTGAGTTTTATTATATCTAAAAGCTAGAGAGTCTTTGTCTATTAAACATCCAACTTGTAAACCAAAGTACAATCCTAATGAATTGCCATAATATTTTATAGAGTAGCTACTATGATAGTGTCCTTGAACGCAGCTCATTCCCATAGATTGTGCTAGTTTTAACACATCAGCTACTTTGCCATGACAGAAGTAAACTGGCCCATTTGGCGTATCTAACGTCAAATCGTCATGCCACTTCCATCCTTTTCCAACTTTTAGAAAGTCATTGTATTTTTTAAGATATGCTTTTGGTATTCCATATTTTAAAGCACGTCTAAAAACTAGACTTCCATGATTAGAATCTAATAGATCCATTGTTGGAAACAACTTCTCTAATTCTTTAATAATAGGTAATGATATTTTAAGTTCATCACCTGCACTTGGTAAGTCAGGATCTGAATCATGAAATGATAAAGCATGTTTATCTACTTCATCACCTATATGTACTATTTTTGTAGGCTTGTATAATTTTTTTATAGCCTTCAAAAAAGGGAATAAATCTTTGTGATGATAAGGGATATGAGTATCACTTATAATCAATATTGATTTATGCATATGCAACTTATACTATAGAGGACTATAGTTTTAAATTATTAAGTACAACTTTATGCAGGTGTTTTTGGTTTAGGTTTAGGTATTATGATTTCAATAGGTCTACACTCAAACTTAACAACTATTTTGTTTTCTTCAATATAGTTTCTATCAAATTCTTCTACTTCTTGTAATGCTCTAAATGTTTTTTGAGCAAAAGCATAACCTGCATGAGTACAATCATAATGATTGCTAAACTCATAACCTGATAAAGTACTAGATGGACATTGACCATTGGTCATGCTGCACATCCATAATACTAATAAATATTTTGTCATAGAACCTTGTTTAAAAGTACAAATAATTCACCAAGAACTGCAATACCTACTGCTCCCAAAACCCATAAAATTCTATCTATATCTTTCTTAATGTGAGCTAAGTGATTGTTTTCTAAAGTGTCTAGTTTTTGATGAATTAAATTTATTTCACCATGTACTCTTAAGAGTTCTTCTTTATTTTCAGTATGTCTACTCATAGTTTTTTAAGTTCCTTTAATTTTTCTTGCAAATATAACCAAGTTTTAGGAGCTTTACTTTTAAGTTGTGCTCTACCAGTACCAAGATTATCTTTAGGTACTACTATAGTTTTATTTTTAGGTATTTTAGCAAATGCTTCATCTATAAACTTTTTGTTAGATGTATATTCTGCATCTGAAAAAAAAGCTGTTTTATCCATAGATGGTGCTTTTTTAGTTGGAATACCTATAGCATTAGGTTCATTTCTAATAATTGCTTGACCACCTTTACCATATCCTTTTAAATTATCTCCAAATAAAAATACTTTATCAGGATTTTTTCTAACTAAATCTACACTAAATATTTTGGCTGCAAGAATTTTCATTAAAATAATGTCTCATAAGGATTTCTTACAAGCCCTTTCGTTTTGTATTGTGTGTATCTAGGCCCTTGATAACGTGGGTGTCCTAGTTGACCAAGTACAAAGTCAACTGCTGTATCAGATGCTTCATCTAATGACAGACCATCACTTTGTAGTTTTTCAGCAATATCTCTTGATGCTGATTGTAGCCATATAGGTAAAAATCTCATACCAACATGACCACCTATTTTAAGACCCTTTTCAATTGCTTCATCATCTTTCTTAGTAATATTTGGACTCCACTTAGTAGTTAAGTATTGTTTGTTAGTTAATACTTCTATAGTAGTTCTAGGTAAAGATCCAATCTTTTT